TTACCGACTGCGGCCTGAGTTTTTTAAGTGACGTAAAATCGTGTTGAGGCCAACGCCCATAATGCGGGCTGTTGCCCGGCATCCAACGCCATTCATGGCCATATCAATGATTTTCTGGTGCGTACCGGGTTGAGAAGCGGTGTAAGTGAACTGCAGTTGCCATGTTTTACGGCAGTGAGAGCAGAGATAGCGCTGATGTCCGGCGGTGCTTTTGCCGTTACGCACCACCCCGTCAGTAGCTGAACAGGAGGGACAGCTGATAGAAACAGAAGCCACTGGAGCACCTCAAAAACACCATCATACACTAAATCAGTAAGTTGGCAGCATCACCGGCTATCCAGTGCGGTAATGCGCTCCTGGTGCGATTCTGTATTCAGTCGCAGCGCGAGATCGTTACCCGAAAGCTGATAAACATCTTCACCCGGTTCCAGCAAGGGTGACAGCCAGTGAGAAAGTTTTTGCTTGTATTGAATCCGCAGCATGATGCCATAGTTCTTAACCAGCATTTCCATGCCAGGGATGCGTAAATAACAAAGCGCAGACCAGGGGGCATCACGCAACGCGCGATTCAGGGCGCGAACATTTGGCAGATGAACCACCGGGTCCACATACGCAAGCCGCTGAATGCGTCTGACTACCGCTCTCTGACGGGTTGCCAGTACAGCCATATAATTGACAATAAAAGAGAATACCAGATAACTGGAGGAGGTTATGGTCAGCTGCGTGGTATAGCCAGGATAAATGGGAATGTAATTTTGATAGCTGTGGATGCTGATCATCAACACGACCGCCCAGAGCAGCGAAATCAGCTTATAACCATAGCGCATCGCTCCCCACATCATCAGGGGCAGCAATAATGACAAGGTATAATTGGTGCTAAAAATTGTGCTTTTTTCATTTAACGGCATGCATAACAGCAACAATAAAGCACCTAATGCCAGTAGCCAGAGCGCGAACTCTTTTTTGGTGACTTTGGCATCAACCTGCTGTTTTAATTGCGAATAATAGCTACGTAAATAAAATGGATTTCGCACTACCCGAATGATGAAGTAGCACAGCGGGACACCGATCAGATTACCCACCAGTAAGGCCTGATAATTGATTAAAGTCCCGAGGTTAAAAGGCATGACACCGACCAGATTTTCTCTGCTCGCCAGTAATCCTACAAATGCAGCAAACTGGAAAAGTATCAGAAACAGCGTTGCAGGAAACACAATCTGCCAGAATATACGCTGGGAAATTAAACGGGTATCACCATGTGAAACGTTGTTACGCCGGGGAGTAAAGACCCTGTAACCGCCCCAACAGAGAATGATAATGATAATAAAATTAGCCGTTAATGATAGCGTTTCGTAAAAACCCAGCTCTGCATATTTGCGGACAAAAATCCCTAAGGCGATCCCTGGCAATGCCGCCCAGCTGAAAAACATCATCATGCTGATCATCAGTGCCAGAGGCAGATAAAAGAGAAAAACCTCACCGGAAGAAATATGCGCGAAAGTATTAATGTGGGCGAAAATGGGCAAGATTAAAGAAGGCAGGAACAGCGGAAGCCCCCACCATTTATCACGTATTTTTATATAAGTTGCATTCAGTTTCATAGATGCTCAGCAGAATCCCCCACATCCTGAAGGAGGTGTATTCAGACAGGCATCCCACCTGACTTCGAATGATGATTATTCATCACTATAGAGAGCATTGATTCTAAGTGTCATATGAAAGTACCAATTGATATATATCAAACAAAATAACCCTGATTAATGAATTATTACGTTTATCATGTTAATTCATCATTATTACATCATCATTGTAAATAATTAAATTAACTTCCATAACATTAAAATATGTATCCACTGACGCTTTTTTACATAACGAAGAATTGACCATTTTGTCCTGTTGTGCCTTAATGTAAGTACCGTCCACAGCGTGGGACATACTTCAAGGAACCTTTTGTGAGTCAGGCAACCAGTATGCGAAAACGACACCGATTTAACAGTCGCATGACCCGTATCGTACTGCTCATCAGCTTTATCTTCTTCTTTGGCCGTTTTATCTACTCGTCCGTCGGTGCCTGGCAGCACCATCAGAGCAAAAAAGAAGCTCAGCAATCCACACTCTCCGTCGAATCACCGGTACAACGTTAGCGGTTACCTTCTCCACTTTCACAGAACATAACGGCACTTCGCTGTCGGATGCTTTTGCTGTTTGGGATTATCAAAGCGGCAGATATTCTTTCATCTTAAATTTTACGTCTTTATCCTGACTGATGTTTATCCTGTTTGGCTGCGAAATAAATATAAAATTAATATATATGTTGTAATGATATATTTTTATAAATTATTCCCTGCGTGAATTTTAATAAATTTAATCTATCCCTTTATACGCAATACATTTACTTTCCTCTTTTGATGATCTTAAATGTCTTATTTTTCGTAATGTGTATAACAAGGAATAGTGATGAAATTTAAAAAATGTCTTCTGCCTGTGGCAATGTTAGCGTCATTCACTCTGGCAGGATGCCAGTCAAATGCTGACGATCATGCTGCCGATGTTTATCAAACCGATCAACTGAATACCAAACAAGAAACTAAAACCGTTAATATTATTTCCATTCTTCCCGCAAAAGTTGCCGTAGACAACTCCCAAAATAAACGGAACGCACAAGCCTTCGGCGCGCTTATTGGCGCAGTCGCTGGCGGTGTTATCGGCCACAACGTCGGGTCTGGCAGCAATTCCGGAACGACGGCAGGTGCAGTTGGCGGCGGAGCTGTAGGCGCGGCAGCGGGTTCTATGGTGAATGATAAAACCTTAGTGGAAGGTGTTTCTTTAACCTATAAGGAAGGCACCAAAGTGTATACCTCTACCCAGGTGGGTAAAGAGTGCCAGTTTACGACAGGTTTAGCCGTTGTTATTACCACGACGTATAACGAAACGCGTATTCAGCCAAATACCAAATGTCCTGAAAAGAGCTAATAATCAGGAGGAGTCATGAAGAAAGTTTTTCTTTGCGCCATCTTAGCCTCCTTAAGCTATCCGGCTATCGCCTCATCATTGCAGGATCAACTCTCTGCTGTCGCAGAAGCGGAACAGCAAGGTAAAAATGAAGAGCAAAGGCAGCATGACGAATGGGTCGCGGAGCGCAACAGGGAAATCCAGCAAGAGAAGCAACGTCGCGCAAATGCCCAGGCCGCCGCTAACAAAAGAGCGGCAACGGCAGCGGCAAATAAGAAAGCTCGTCAGGATAAACTGGACGCCGAAGCCTCTGCGGACAAAAAACGCGATCAAAGTTATGAAGATGAGCTACGCAGCTTAGAGATTCAGAAACAAAAACTGGCGCTGGCGAAAGAAGAAGCCCGCGTTAAGCGAGAAAACGAATTTATCGATCAGGAACTGAAGCACAAAGCTGCGCAAACCGATGTGGTGCAATCTGAAGCTGACGCCAACAGAAATATGACTGAAGGCGGTCGCGATCTGATGAAAAGCGTGGGCAAAGCAGAAGAGAACAAATCGGACAGCTGGTTTAATTAATCGATGTTAGTAACTTCAATCCTATAATTCTTGAAGATAAAAAACCCTCTGTAGTAACAGAGGGTTTTGTTCATTCATAGTGCAGGGTCAAATCATTCCCACTCAATTATTTACGATAACCATAACCAATTGAGTGATAACATTTTTCCAAATCTCAATTTTTCCCGTACCGTTTTATATACCGTCACCGGAAATCAGTACCGTGAAAAATGCCATGCTATCTGGTCAGGGTGTCGTACTGTTTTTCGCAGACTCTTCCGGCTTCGGATGCCCGGTCAGCATACTCTGCCAGTTGTCTATTTCTCTCGAGAGATTTGCTGAACACGTCGGAAAGCAAAACTCCGGTGTCTGCGGCTGACGACCCAGCGCCGACAATGGCGTTATAGTGCCTGAGCTGCTCACGGATGGCAACGAGCTGTTGCTGCAACCGGCCAGCGCGAGCGGCAGCATCAAGAGCATCATTGCGCGCCTGGTCGATCCTCTGCTGCGCTTCACGTTCATTAGTCACTTTCTCCTGTTCGTAGTGCTGACGAACTATCTCATCTTCAGCTTTGCGGTCTTTCTTCGCCTGCGCATACCCGGCATCGTACTGACGACTGCCGTGTGCATTCCAGGCTACAACTCCTGATATGACCAGAACAGCAAGCATCGCCATGATAACCAACTGTTTCCAGTATGCTTTTGCGAATGCCCAGATCATACCGCCAGCACCTTACTGGCAGTGATGTACCGCGCGCGCCGGTCGTCGATGCCGTTCCGGCCACCATTGATAATCAGAGTTACACGTGCAATATCGCCGGTATACTTCATGCATCCTTTGCTGGCGAAGAACCACGCCGCGCTACGAGCCGCATATTCGTCCTGCGCCAGCAGTTCAGGGCTCTCCAGCAGGTCAACCTTCAGGCCGTTTCCGCAATCACGATAGTTATTCAAACCGGTAATCTGGATAAGTCCGCGCCCTCGGTAATTCCAGCCATCACCAGGGGCATTGTTCCCCATGCGTTTGCTGTACACCAGATTGGCGATCGCACGCTGGCGCTCCAGAGGCAGAGACTTCTCATATGCTTTTCGTCCCAGCGTGCTGGCCTGGTCCGGCGTGATGCGTCCGGCACGGATAAACCCGGACAGTCCATTAACGCTGTAGTTGAAGTTTTCCTGTAACCGGGTAAATCCTCCGGACTCATGCCCGACCTGCGCGATAAACATCGCCTGGTCATCTGGTTTGATAATGCCAAACTCATTCATGGCAGCAGTGATATGCAGAAACCAGCGTGCGGCCAGCGCCTCGCTAATACCAGCAGCTCGCTGGAATTGTTTAATCTCCATGTTTAGACCTCGATACTTTGAAAATTTGAACGACGTTACCGCGCGTTTTAATAACCGCAGCGAGCATGACAGCGTTGATAATGACCTCAGATAAATCCACAGCCATTGGCGTGCGTAACCAGATTGCATAGGCGACACGAACAGGAATACTGGCCGCAGCAACAATCAGGAAATAAGCAAGCCACCCTCCCCATCTTCGGTGTTGTGACCCGTTACGCCGGAATGTGACAACGCGAATTGCTATGCCAGTACAAATAACTGCATTGGTGATAAGAAAAAAAAGCTCATACGTTGCCATCGTCTTTTCTCCCCGGAATTAACTCACGTGGATTATCGGAACGGTGATAGAGCCAGATGCCAATTCGTACTGCGACGATTGCTGACACGAATGCGCCAGCAGAGAAAACAACCCCTTTCTCGAAAGAGTCCTGCGTGATAGTAGGGATCAGGCTAGCTACGCCTATAAGAATTGATGCTGCTGGTTTGTAGAAAAGAAGCCCACAGAGAAAGCTAAGCATCGACAAGAGTACGCGACGACTAATTGGGTACTCCACCGCAGAGGTAACAAAAATCACCGCTCCTGACAAAGACCCCAACGCTACTTCTGGAGGTACTCCTGCTATCACCGCAGCTAGAGAACCAAGACTAAGCCATTGATTTAATGTTTCACTGGTTAGTTGAACTGACATAGAAACCACCGTTTACTGTGCATAAAGACCCACCTTAGTTGGTGAGTCCATCATACACAATTAATACATATATGGTTTAATTGAAATCCCCAAAAACATTCTGAATAGGTGAGGTGTTTTCTGGCTCCATAGCTATGACGTGGCTTTTGATGCCTAACTTTATAAGGTGCCACGACAATGTGATAGGTACATAGGATTCAGTTACCAATGCAAAGCTTTGTGTGTCTCAGTTTTGTCTCATGCCAACCCAGTAGAATCAATCTACTTAATCTCTCTGCAGTGAATATTTTGTTTGCACGCAATTGCACATGATGAACTGGCGCTTATGATAATTTCTGACGGTGATCTGATGGGAGTGAAAGTGCGGCTATCTGATGATACAATGCTCTTCAAAATAAACAGTTAGGTGATTTTTATGTTGGTCAAAGATGCGCTAAAAAGGGATAACAATAACCTTGACTTAATACGTATTTTTTGTGCAATTTCTGTAATATTTGCCCATTCATATTATCTTGCAAATTCTGATGGAGCCCAGGAGCCGGTTCAGTCTGTTTTCACATTTACATATACTGGTTCCATTGCTGTAAAAATATTTTTCTTTATTAGCGGAATGCTTGTAACTAATAGTTTATTAACAACGCGAAACATACCACACTTTATTTCATCTAGATTTTTTAGAATATTCCCCGCATTCATTTTTGTTTTATTATTCGCGACATTCATTGTTGGACCATTACTTACAACGCATTCAATGACATCTTATTTAAAAGATACGCTGACGTACAGCTATCTATTTAAAAGCTCATATTTGGATATGCAATTTTTTCTTCCTGGTGTTTTTGAGGAAAATATATATAAAAGCTCAGTTAATGGTTCTTTATGGACAATACCATATGAAGTTGCATCTTATGTCGTGCTCCTAGCATGCTACATGATAACTCAGAGCAGAGGAAGAATAATGCCTAGCATCATATGCTTATCAATAATAGCGCTTCCAGTATTGGGATGGAACAAATTAATTTTTATAAATAACGATAATGCAGATGTGTTTTTAATGGCTCCATGCTTTGCTCTTGGCGCATTGTATGCTATAAACAAGGACAAAATATACATTTCACTACATGCACCAATAGGATTTGCAATATTATATAATTTTGTGTCAGAACCAACACTCAAGCATATGCTTTTTTATTTTTGCGCATGTACATTTTTCGTATATTTATCAACAACAAAAATAATAAAATCAATAAGAATAAAACATGATGTATCATATGGCGTTTACTTGTGGGGCTTTTTAATACAGCAGATAACATTCAGGTTATTACCTGATATAAATCTGTACTTAAATCAAGTTTTATGCATAGCACTATCACTTATTGCTGGACTGATATCATTTATTGCGATAGAAAAACCAGCAATGGATATTGGGAAAAAGATATCAAACAAATTCAGATATTAGATAAAAAGGGGCTTTCAGCCCCTTTTTTTTACGTGGTAGTTGCGGATACCTTCCATTCACCAGTTGATACGTATGTCCACTTCCACGGTCCGGTAGAAACCGGACCAAGCAATTCCCACTTGGTGCCAAACGGGAAATTAGTTGTATCTCCCGTGGGTGGTGATACTGATAGAACCGTTATATATCCTGACTCAAGTCTGCATAATGCAGTCCATGATGAGTTTCCGGTTATACTATAGGTGCCGCCTGAATCAACCTTGTTGATCCAGCTCTGCCCACTCCCCCATCTAATAGAATCAGTGGTGTTGTCGGGAATTACCGCACCATTAAAATTTGCAGTTGCATCATTAAGATATATGTATTTGCTAGATGAGACTCCAGAGTAACCAGAAAAATGAGATGAAACCAATGAGATGAAACACGATTCCAGAGATACAGCTTCAACTCCTCCATCATGATGATTAACCACTCTAAATGCAGTTACGTTAATTCGACTACCATTTATATCAAATATTTTACCAGTGCCTTCTTCGCTTCCGCATCCAGATAGATTTACTCCAGTACAATCTTTAAATTTATAGCCAGTACCATTAACGAAGTCAGCAGCCAAACAAGTCAGGCTGCTATATGTAATGTTATTAAAATCATATGCAACACCTGAACATGTTTTCACATAAATATTCTTTAAATTATATGTGGTTCCACCTGCTTCGATTTTAACTCCAGTAACGACATCCTGAATAGTAATGTTTTCCCATGTCTGCAACCAGCTATCACTAGTGCGATAACCGGTTTTCACCCTATGAATATACAGGTCCTGAAGGCGCACATTGTAACTGATAGCGCTATATATCCCGTAATCACAAGGATTGGGCGCAGTATTTAGAATACTCAATCCAATTATTCTGGTGCTTCTTGTTTGTTTCCCGCTTAAATCACCTGATGTGTCACTATCCATATCTACCGCAACAATAAAGTCTTTGGAGAAGCTGTGTGGTACACCCTGCCACATGCGATCCGGAACGGTTTTAATATCGTTACGCGCTGTTTTGCAGCATCCAGTTCAATCGACAATTTTTCCAACTGCTCTTTATGCTTTTTATATTCCTGATATGCGTGCCAGGACTGACCTTTGCGCACACTATCAGTAATATCAGTAATCTGTTCTGGTGTTAGCGTGGTCAGTGGCTGTGCTGGGAAAATCAGCACTTTCCCGGAATCCCAATCAAAACCAGCGTGAATTGACTGAACCTCAACTGAGGGTGTTGAACCAATGCTGCCAGGCGAATAAACAACGATCGTTACATCCATATCGCGACGATGGCTGTGGTTGTTGGACAAAATACGATTCACCAACTCAGAAAATTTGGAGAATTTCATGCGGAGCCTCAGTATGTAAAATAGACAGTTGCCACGCCGTTATAGTGATCAAACGATACGGCATTTACTTCATAGCTGGCGGGGAGCTTCGATCCGAGAACGTATCCGGGCCACTTTTTCCATGGAATTTCTCTGCGCTCACTATCGCCATATACCGTACATCCCAGTGAGCCTACAGCTTCACCAGAACGTGTGCCGCACGTTATGAATCCAAGATTTTGCTTACTGGCCTTAATAGCGATCGATGGAGTACTAACCGATGCATTGGCTGCTCTATTCGCCTGTTGGCTTGCAATAGCTGCGGAATTAGCAGCTGCAACAGCAGCAGTGGTCGCGGCGGTAGAGGCAACAATAGCTGCTGAAGCATGCACTTGTTGGATATTCACCAACAATGCCGCCACAAAAATCATCTTCTTCACTTGTCAGCTCCTTTGCGAATCTGTTCCGCCCATTCTTCAAGGGATTTCTCCGCATATTCACCGGACAGGCCATCAATCGGGTGCGGTTCATTAGCCAACTCTTCTTTCGCTGACAGAATCATGCGCGTAACGTCGAAAACTTCACGTAAAGACTTATTGATAAATCCGTGATTGAACGCAGCAGCAAGACGGCTTGCGGTATAGTTAATCCCCTCGTTGCGAGCCTCCGCCCGAATTTCAGCCGTGAAGGCGTCGGTTGCTGACATAGACAGTGCTGATTTAGCATCAAACATGAGCGACGCTGCGGGATTGATTGACTTCTCCTCTGGAGAAATACCGCTCATTGCAAATTGGTTTATCATGCGTTCAACCACTTCACGCAATGCCGCATTCTCCGCCGCCAGCGCCGAAAACTTCTCGTGTGCCAACTTAACAGCTGCATCAGCCTGCTTAATTGACTCAATCGCTTTCTGCTGGTCTTCGGCCATCGCATTAGCACGCACCAGTTGCACTTCCAGTTGCGTTGCCAAATCGCTGATCAGCTTTGCCACACTGCGCATATCAACGGCACCACATTCTGCTTTCAGTTCCGAAGCCATCTCATGCCCGGCGGCAACTAACCCTTTGATATTACTTTCCATCTTTACCCTCGCTTATCCACATAACTTATTGATTGCATTGATAACTAAAAAGATCGTCGATTCAGAACTCTTCGATGTTCCAGCCACCACCTGCTTTCTTTGGTTTAACCGTTACCCCGATGATTCGGAACGGATACTGATCTGCGGCGACTTTGGTTTTCACCCTGGCGTCGTCGGTCCAGAAACCTTTCACTTCGTGCAGTTCCATCTCGCCGGTGGCGAGCATCACAGCAAAATCGGGCGTATAGAACGTGTTGTCAGCTAACCGCAGCTTGATACCCTCAAATCGATACCAGACGATTTCTCCTGCACGTTTACGCAACTCAAGGTGCTGGCAATACGCAGATTCTGTTTTGTTCATCTGGCCTGTTTTGAGTCGACCAAGAGCCTGTATCTGTTTTCTCATAATTTACCCCTGAGGTAATTAAAAACCACATAAGACACGAAATCAATATGGTTTAGAATATTTTGTTACCCAGCAGGTAACTATCAAGGCGTAAAAAAATGCGCTATCGCGCTGGTATTACTTGATAAATCCTGCCGCCTTTCCCCGCCTGTATTCCTCCATCAGCCACTGTGCCGGTGTTATTCCCCCCAATGTGGCGGCGTTAGGCATACACCCGAAACTTCGCCCTGGTGGATGGTAAACGTCTCTCCCTGTGTCCGGAGGCGTACTCATGGGTTCTGGCTTTGCCTGTATGCTGATCACCGGATCGGGTATCTGCTGTCCGGAAGCTACCTTTTTCGCCCAATCATCGAGCAGCCTGCGCGCGTGTTTCTCAACCTCAATCTCGCTAAACTGGCGCTGATACATTGCACGGCGGGTATCACATACGACCCAGTACATAACCGGATGTCGCCACGGGAATCTTTCGGGACCACCAGGATATAAACTTTTTTCCTTGCTGTACCGGTGAAACTCCGCCATCACATCGTCAATGGTGACGCCAAGAACCATCTTGCTGTCTTTACACCACTTGATGAATTGCCCTGGCGACGGCCAGAACGGAGATTCACTGGCGCGGGCGTGGCGCATACCAGCAGAAACCTGTTCACGGGTTCGGATCCCCCCTTCGGCAAACGCAGCAATCCACTGCTGTTTTGCAGCAACTTCCTGCTCTGGAGTCTTCAGGTTGGTTACTACTGCCGCCGGAAACAGTTGTTTCAGCTGTTTGAAAAGGGCATCAACAAGCCTCTCTGCTGACATGTTCACCACATTGTCATTGTTGACGTACTGATGCTCATAACCTGACATGCGAGAAAGGGCTTCTCCGTCACGGTTTTGTATCGCGGTAAAAACGTTGTTCACAAGAAATCCTCCCACGCTTCAGGGCTGTTCCAGTGCGGAACGTTGTTATCAGGTAATGTTGATTGCTTCTGTCTGCTAATCTGCAGCCGCCTTGCCAGCTTCTGCTCCCACTGTGCCTGATGGTATGCCTTACCCTCAGCCATCCAGTAAATTCTGAACTCTGCAAGCTCCTGTGCCGTTGGCAGACTGTCCAGGTAGATCCCCTGCAATGAGCTTTTCCGAAGAAAGTCATCTGATGGCTGCCATTGTTCATGCATGACAAATTTGCCTAATTGCCCTGGCCCACCAGGAGGAACAAAGTTATTCATCACGGCGTTGTTTGCGCCGGGGTCATGAGGCACAGAATCCCCGCTTTTTGTCCTGCTCTCCCTCTCTTGGTTAAATGACTGGTTATATGACTGGTTCTGGATCCCGTTTTTGGGATCATTCAACATCCCGTTTTTGGGATCATTCAACATCCCGTTTTTGGGTATATTCCCGTTTTCGGTAACATTACCGTTTTCGGGTTCATTACCCCCTTCCCGGTTGCCTTTAATGTTTCCGTTTTTGGTTATATTAAGAGAGAAAACCCGCACTCTTTTCGTCGCACCCTTTCTCTCTCCGGTATCTGAAATAAGCCCCATTTTCATGAGCGATATAAGCCCGGCCTGCACGGTTTTTTTATTCAGGCAAGTGTCTTTAACGAGGCGTTCTATGCTGGGGTAGCAGAGGTTATATTCATCGGCTCTGTCAGCCATCGAGAGCAGTATGAGCTTTAATGACGAGCTACCTGGATCTGTCTCCCAGGCCCAATCTGTTGCATGTCTGCTCATGATTAATCTCCGCTATCAGCTTGAATGTTGTGGGGAGGAATTAATCATGATCTGCTTAATCTCTGCCCTGATGCGACGGTTTGATTCCATAGTGCACTCAACACAGTGTCCGTTGTAAACCCAGCGTTCACTGTCATGTCCGTGCTTACATGGTTTTCCGGTGTAGTAGCGTTTAAGTCCGCGCTTTGCGGCATCAATACGTGTAATAATTTCCATGGTAAGCCCTGTTATTAGTATTGGGATTACGGTCATTTTGTGCTGACACAAAAAAAAGATCAACCAGATTTGGTTTTTTATTACCTTTGAGGTACGAATAGATATGAAAAGACCGCCGGATGGCGGTCTACAGAGGGTTGTGGATGGATATCATGAGTAGAAGAAGTATGCCAGTTCTGCTTTTGAGCGCAGCCATTGTCTTGTTTTACAGGCTTTAAAAAGCCCATTCATCAATACTTTACCTGGCATTTTGCGCTTACCTGTTAAGTGAGTCTGGATATAATGACTCGTCGTTCCGGCTTCCTGTGCGAAGGCTTCACGCTCATCCGGAGTAAGTGCAAGCCAGTGCTTTTTGAAATCGAAATGTCCGTTATCGCTCATAGCTATTGCCTGATATTTATTTCAGATAATAAATATTCACCCATAAGGTAACAAAAATCAAGGATAGTTACCTGTGGGGTGCATTTACCTATTGGGTAATATTGCTTTAAATTGAATCATCTACTGATTCATATATGAGGCGATTTTCCAGAAAATGAAAAGTATCCAGGACGTCCGCAGGCAAAATCTCAACGACTTGATCGACCGTGAATTCAATGGTGTTCAGACGCGGATGGCTGAAAAACTTGGAACTCAGGCAAATCTGGTAAACCGCTGGGCTCTTGGCAAGAAGGTTATCGGCGACCAGGTTGCGCGAAAAATTGAAGCTGCCGCCAATAAACCCCGTAACTGGCTTGATATCGATCGCTCGCTTTCTCAGGAAGGTTTTCAGCCTGTCGGCCCAAGCGACATTGGTCAGCTGGCGGCTCACAACCTGGAACGCTGGATGAGCGAAAGCCGCGACCTTTCAACACAGGGAAAACTTCACCGCGCATCCGGCGTCGCCCAGGTGACAATCAGCCGCCTGTTAAACAATGAGGTCAGCGTTTCCATTTCCACCCTGGAGAATGTTGCATCTGCATTCGGGCGTCACGGATATGAACTACTGATTCACCCGCACGACCCTGCAACTATCAACTATGACCGCTCGCGCTACGCATTGTTACCTGAAACCGAGAAAGCAAAGATCGAAAGTTACATTGAATTTGTCATCAACCAGAACGAAAAAAACAAACAATAAAATAATACTTTTCAGTAAGTAAGCCGCCTTCTGGTGGCTTTTTTATTGCCTATACTATTACCTAATGGGTAATTTTTTTAACTCATATCTATTGACACCAAACCAAATACGCATAATTATTACCTCAACGGTAACAGACCGAGGTAACAAGTTATGCAGTGGAAAATCATCAACGGTTGGTACTGCGTTACTGCATGCGGATTCATGAGCTGGAAGTTCCGCACCTTACAGGAAGGCATTAAGTGGGCTTTCGTCAGCAAAGAAGCTCGCGATGTGGCCAACGATAACGAGATATGGGAGGGCTGATAATGAACGTTAATCAGCAGAAAAATCTTCAAAAAATCATGCTGGTATTCGACAAGGACTACCGCCTGTCAGAACAGCTATATGACCGACAAGTTGAACTGATTGAGAGCATCCGACTTCATCAAATGTCCTCAACTTTTGACGCTGTAACAGGCAAAGGAGTTCGCCAGGAAGTGCTGGAGGCAGCTAAAGACAGCCCTGAGTTCGAAGAACTTATGGATGCCTACCGGCGCGAGGCAATGGCAATTATCGCCCGCTGGGATCTGGCGGATCAGCTTGATGGACAGAGGGACGCGGCATGAATCCGGGAATTTATTTCGATATCAGCAACGAAGACTACCACGCCGGTGACGGCGTGAGTAAGTCGCAACTGGACATGGTTGCCAAGAATCCGGCGCTTCTTAAATGGGTTCAGGCAGCACCAGAAGACGAAGAGAAAAAGTCTGCACTGGCTATGGGAACCGCATTGCACTGTCTGCTTCTGGAGCCTGGAGAGTTCGACAAACGCTTCATTGTTTCACCGAAATTCGATCGTCGGACGAAACAAGGTAAAGCTGACGAAGAGGCATTTCTTCGTGATGTGGCGGATATGGGGATTACGGTACTTGATGCCGAGCAGTGGCGGAAACTGGAGCTGATGCGTGATAGCGCAATAGCTCATCCGGCGGCACGCTGGATGTTGGAAGCACCTGGTTACTGCGAAGCATCAATGTACTGGAACGATGAAGAGACGGGTGAGTTGTGCCGAATTCGTCCAGACAAATGGCTGAACGAGCACAACGTGATCGTCGACGTGAAAAAGGTTGCAGATATTGACCGTTTTGCACGCCACATCGAGGAATTCCGCTACCACGTGCAGGACGCAATGTACCGCGAAGGCGCAATGAGGGTTACTGGTCAGCCGCATGGTTTTTTCTTTCTTGCCGTGAGCGAAAGCATTGATTGTGGTCGGTATCCGGTACGCGTGTTCGAGCTGGATGCGCCAGATGTCGATGCCGGGCACGCTCTGTTCCGCCGGGATCTGAATACCTATCACGAATGCCGCATCAACGATGAATGGGGCGGAGTGGAAATTATTAAACGCCCTGACTGGGCACGTAAACAGGATATGTACGTATGAGCAATGATATCGCAATCACATCACAACCAGGCGCAACTGTAGGCACTGCTGCGGCAATATTCAGCCCCGAGGGCATGAATCAACTGGTTCGTTTCGCGGAGTTGATGTCACAAAGCAAAGCGACTGTACCGAAACATCTTGAAGGCAAACCTGCCGATTGTCTGGCGGTGACCATGCAGGCGGCACAGTGGGGAATGAACCCTTTCGCCGTGGCGCAGAAAACGCATGTGGTAAACGGAACGTTAGGCTACGAAGCACAGTTGGTAAACGCGGTCGTATCCTCTTCCAGCCTGCTAGCGACACGCCTGAATTATCGCTGGAGCGGTGACTGGTCGAATGTTAACGGCAAAACAGATAAATCACCGAATCTGACGGTAACTGTGTCAGCAGTTCTTAAAGGAGAAGCAGAACCCCGTGAGCTTACCATCAGTATGGCGCAAGCCGGAGTGCGTAACTCTCCATTGTGGGAACAGGATCCGCGTCAGCAACTTGCCTATCTTTGCACGAAACGATGGGCTCGCCTGCACGCTCCTGATGTACTTCTCGGTGTTTACACACCAGACGAATTACAGGAAACGGCACCGCGCGTTGAGCGAGACATTACTCCGCAAACGACCACTGCTGCGGGAATGAACAGTCTGATCAACGCTAAACCAGCGAAAAAGCCTGATGAGCAAACGCGTAAAGCGGATAGCCGTGATCCAGAAGAAATGCTGATGGCCTTTACCAGCGCAGCGATGAATTACAGCACTGTCTCCGAACTGGATAAGGCTTACAAATACATTGCACAAAAACTTTCAGATGATGACGAACTGCTGGCAAAAGCCACCGACGTTTACAGCGTTCGTCGGGAAGAATTAAACGAAACATCTATGTAACCACCACCGCGGCGCCACGCGCGCCGCACTGCAACCAAGAGAGGTATTTATGAAAGGTGCATTAGGTAAGAAGGAACTCCTGGCGGTGGTGCCACTGTCATGGAGCACTATCGACCGTATGGAGCGCGCAGGGGAATTTCCTAAACGCTGGTATATCACCGATAAACGCTGCGCATGGAACCGTGATGAAGTTGAGCGTTGGCTTGATGAACGTCAGGCAGCAAGCCCGGCAGAGTTCCAGGGTAAAAAACCTCCTGTTCAGCAACGTGTATATCGTCCCGTGAGCAACGCGGCATGAGTGTGCTGCTAAGGCACTGGAGCAAATGGTCAGGATGGTACTTATTCCTGGCCTCTGTTTCAGCATGGCTTTATCTGCTGGCATTAATTTTCAGAGAGGGTTGGATTAAGTGAGAAAGTTAAGCCGACTTGAAAAATATCACATGAACAAGGTTTCAATGCGCAGTCCGTCAAAGATTGTCGCCGTTACTCCTGCGGCGATAGAGATCGAAAAACGCGCGATTGAAAGAGAGAAAAAAGGGCAGTTCCGCATTGCCGCTCACCTTTGGCTTCAGTGTATGGATGTTGCTTCTGGTGATGTTGAGCGTGCAAGGATCGCGGTTCGCAGGGACCAATGTATCACAAAAGGTAACGGCCTTCGCCGTGGCGACTATAGCGGCATAGGATGTTGTGGGGTGGTTTATGACTAAGAAATACACACTAATCTATGCAGATCCCCCCTGGGTATACCGGGACAAAGCCGCAGATGGTAATCGCGGTGCCGGTTTTAAATATCCGGTTATGAGTGTGCTGGATATCTGCCGCCTTCCTGTGTGGGATTTGGCCGATGAAAACTGTCTGTTGGCCATGTGGTGGGTGCCAACACAACCACTCGAAGCACTAAAAGTTGTTGAAGCCTGGGGATTCCGTCTGATGACCATGAAGGGCTTCACGTGGATAAAATGTGGTAGTCGACAACCAGATAAACTGGTTATGGGTATGGGACACATGACTCGCGGCAATAGTGAAGATTGCCTGTTTGCGGTAAAGGGAAAACTACCTACGCGCATTAATGCAGGGATCGTTCAGTCATTTACCGCACCGCGGCTTGAGCATTCAAGAAAACCAGATATCGTTCGTGAAAAACTTGTGCAATTGTTAGGCGATGTTTCTCGCATTGAACTGTTCGCCCGCCAGTCGTCTCATGGCTTCGATGTTTGGGGTAATCAGTGCGAAGACCCGGCCGTGCAACTACACCCAGGATACGCGTTGGATATTGGCGGATTAACAAATTCATTCAGCAATGCTCCGCTGTCACCAACAGACAACCAGGGGCGGGAGCGTGCAGCATGAACAGGGCATCACCAGCAGATTTAAGGAAATGCCTTGAAACTGCAAACATGCTTGCACACAGCGGGATCAGGTTTGTTCCTGTTCCCGCTGTCACTGATGCTGAATTTGCAACACTGTCAGCAATATTCGCAGACAAAATTGAATCACTGGCAGCAGAAGCCGAGATGGAAGAAAATCAGCAGAATAATTAA